GCAAGATACGTATTTTGTATCCGTATTATAGCCATCAGCGACAGCCGTGGGAGAGGAGATAATAGATGATCAACAATGTTGTTTTAGTTGGTAGATTGACAAGGGACGTAGAGCTACGTTATACACCGTCTAATCAAGCCGTTGCGACTTTTACTTTGGCGGTTAACCGCAATTTTAAAAATCAATCGACAGGAGAGCGGGAAGCTGACTTTATCAATTGCGTATTGTGGCGTCAGCAGGCCGAAAATCTGGCTAATTGGACCAAGAAAGGTCATCTGATTGCCATTACTGGACGAATTCAGACCAGAAGTTACGATAACCAACAAGGGCAACGGGTCTATGTGACAGAGGTTGTTGCTGAGAGTTTTCAGGTGCTTGAAAAGCGTGACAATAGTGCTAACTATTCCAGTATGGATGAACAGATGCCGCCAGGGTTCGGCGGCCAGCCGATGGATATTACAGATGACGACTTGCCGTTTTAGGAGGGTATGATGAACAAACGGATCAAGAAGCTATTCTGGGAAATATTCCCTGAAAATAAAGAAGAGCGGGAGAAATACTTTGATTGGTGTATACATTACTCAAAGATATTTTACCCTGTTGGGATGCTATTAAATATATATGCAACTATTATGTTGTTTTTAACGAAATTATTGACTTATTCACTTGTAATTCTATTATTTCCATTAACAAGGATTGAGTTGAAAATACGTGTAAACAAAGCTAGAAAACAAAGGAAAAAGAATAATGACTAAAATTATTGGATTTGGCCGATGTTTCGGCAAAACTACAATGGCTATTTTGGAAAGTCATGCGACAGGACATTATATTGTCTGTGCTAACCGTAGGATGGCTGATGATACTTTTAGGTTTGCAAAACAGCTTGGCTATACTATTCCTTTTCCGCTATCTGTCTCAGATACACGATTTAGATTTCCAGATGGTCGTAAATATTCGGATGAACCAGTAATTATTGACAACGTTGAAATGGTTTTACAATCCTTGTTAGGGTGTCCAGTTGAAACCATCACATTCAATAGTCCACATGTGATCACTGAAAAGGATCGATACGATGAAGAAATAGCTGAGCTGAAAAAGGAGTTGGCGGCTTGCTACCGAGAAAAGGAAGAGGACCAGGCTATCATCGAGACCCTAAAAGACAAATGCGTGGACCTCATGCTTGAAAATGCCGACTATGTCTGGGAGGAAATGGCTAGAGAAACAGCCAAGAAAAGGGCTAATACGAGAAAATGGAAAAGTAAATAATAAACAGAGGAATAAAATTATGTATGAAAATGAATTTCAAGTAACAAAACGTCAGGCAGCAATAGGCGCTACAATTATTGGACTTATTATTTTTGCAGTATTTTTTAGATTGACCGCGGTTGTCAAAATCCCTGCCAATACCGTAGGTGTGAAAGTCTCTGCTTTCAATGGAGTACAAGAAAAAACTTTACAGACAGGCTACCATCTGAAAGTCCCACTTGCTGATAAGGTGTATAAATTGCCGACATCAGTTCAGACCAAGACCATGGAAGCTATCACGACACAGACGAAGGATGGTCAGTGGTTGAATACTAATATTGACGTTAAATACAAGGTCAACAAGGCAGAGGCTATGACTGTATTTACCAATTACACAGACCTAGAAAACGTGAGTAACAGCGTTGTCGCTCCAGCTGTGCAAAGGGCCATTGAATCCGTAACTGGCGAGTATGATATTTACGAAGTACTAGGCTCTAAGCGTACAGAAGTTTATGGCAAGATTGACCAGAAACTAAAAGAGCGGTTTGCAGCAGATAACTTGGAGTTTGTGTCTTTCACTATCACTGACCAAGATGCAGGCGATGAAATCGAGAAAGCTATCAAAGATGAATCTGTTAAGCAGAAACAAGTAGATTCAGCTAAACAGGACCAAGAGAAAGCTAAGATTGAAGCAGAAACTAAAAAAATCCAAGCTCAAGCCGATGCCGATGCTGAGGTTATCAAGGCTCAAGGTCAAGCAAAAGCTAACGCTGAATTGAATAACTCTATTTCTGATAATTTGATTCGAATGAAAGAAGCTGAGGCTCGTTTGGAGCATGGTTGGGTTGAAGTCATTACCCAGGGGGATGTGATTACAAATCAAGAGTAACACAAAAAAAGGCCAGCGATTGCTGCCCTCATCTATGCCAATTTTCAACTACATTATACCATAGAAATGGAGGAAAGCAATGAAAAGTGTTGAGCCGATACGTGATAAAGATGACATTGAGCGGATGAAGGATTTTATGGAAAGTTGGAATCAAAGGAATTTTCTGCTCTTTGTCTTTGGTTTAAATTCTGGATTGAGAATTAGTGATATAGTCAAATTAAAGGTCCGGGAGGTGTTAGATACACACGTAGTCATAATTGAGCAAAAGACTGGTAAAACGAAGCAATTTTATATTAATGATTATTTAAGGAAACAGATTGATAAATATATTAAAGTTAAAGGTTTAAAACCATATGACTATCTTTTCGAAAGTAACAAGAGAGATAAAGATGGTAAGAAACGCCCGATTGGTAGAGAACAGGCTTGGAAAATCCTTAACAAGTGTGCCAAAACTTGTGATCTAAAAAGGATTGGTACTCATTCGCTCAGAAAATCGTTTGGGTATCATATGTATAAGAAAGACCAGAATGTAGCATTGTTAATGGAAATTTTTAACCATGCTTCGCCAGACATCACTTTACGATACATTGGCATTAACCAAGATGAAAAAGATAAAGCAATGGCTGGATTTAGCCTATAATTTTTTTAAAAAAGCGATAAAAAGAAACATATTGAAAAAATGTTGCATTGCATTTTGACAAAATAACGTTGAAGCCTTGCAGAATATAGCGATTGAGCCTATTTATCAAAAGGAAACAGAATATAAGATATGTTGCTTTTTTTGGGGAAAAAGTAGAAGTGGAGGAATAGAAAAGAAAGTGGATAAAATATGTCTAGATGGAGATGTGTATGAGCCGCATACAGTTAAACTTACGATGAATGACGATAAGAATACTGCTTATAGTGACCTCGAGAAAGCTTATCAATCATTTGTAAAATCAAATGCTGATAGCCGAGCAAAAGCAGAAGCGGATTTGGCAGAGGCAGGCAGACGGATTGAGTTGCTGGTTACGCATTTTAATTATTCCGAAGATCATTTTTGGGAATTTATTAAATCTTGTATAGTGGCCTATAAATTAGTATTTGGAAATCCGTTTAAAAACAGCAGACAACAACTGACTGCTGAAGACTCTCAAAAAATGAGTCACATAATTGCAAAGAATCTTGAAAAAACTGCAAAAGAGATAAAATTACATCAAGAATTTCGAAAAAGGTTTAATATACAAACTCGCAGTTTTGATGATAACAAGGCAGAGCATCCTTTACTGTCGAAAAAACAAAATTTCTAGGAGGGCTTGATGAACATTGAACAAAGACTAAAGAAGCTGAAGCGTTTTGAGATACTTGTACGCTCTAAACAACGTGAGCGAAACGTGCTCGGCAGCATGATTTCGCAATTTAGCGATGAGATGACCGAAAAGGCAAAGAATCGTTGCAGGGCCATTGACGACGAAATTAGCTGGCTATACCACGAGCGGGAGCAGTTAGTCCATGATATTGAGCATTTGGATGATCCTGTTGAGTCAATTGTGTTACGACTGTACTATGTAGAAGATAAGCCTTGGAACGTGATTGCATACGACATGAACTGTAGTATCAGAACATTGCAGAATATTAAGCGCTCGGCAATCCGGAATCTTAGTAAAAAAATAAACCAAGTCGAATGACTTGGTTTGTTTATTGTACCACAGTTGCCTTATTTTGTTGCTTGATTTTTGTGACATTTTCCCTCTTCGCTATTTTTTATTAATTCTTTGATAGGACCATTGAATCATTTCAATTATTTTGTTACGTTTTTCAGTTACATTTTTTATACTCAGACATTGCAAGTCTGCGTCTACGATTGTCCAACGCTCCAAATCTCTGTTGCTAAACTTTTCCGTCCATTGGATGGAATAGAAATAATTTCCATCGCTATCAGAAAAACAGGCTAAGCAGAATGTGAGCTTTTCCCCTGTATGTAGAGTAAAAGTAGGAGCATCATATTTTGAAAGTTCCTGATCGTCTTCAATTGCCCATTCAATCCAGATTTTTCTGTTATTAGTCAATGCGTTTGTGTAATTTGGCATAATATTTTCCTCCCGGGCTTTTTGCCCTATTTATTTTTTTAATGACTAGCAAGCCCTTGCAAGCCTGCTGACAGCTTTAACTGTGTAGTCTTACCTTATTTCAAGGTGCGCCAATGGTATCTTTATGTATTTATATACTATATGACTAGCTAGCGTCTCTTGGTATGTGCCACCATCTTCAAAAGTGGTAGTGACTTGGATTTGGCTTATGCCAAACAACGCGATAATGATGAGTATGATTGTGATTGCTTTTTTCATGGTGTTGCCTCTTCCTATGTTAGTGCTGGCTTCTGTAAGGGTTGTTCATTTCGTCTTCTGCTTGTTTATACATTCCTTCCGCGAATCGGTCTGCGATACGACATGATGCGCTGGAATAGCTGTTTAAAGCGATGCAATATTCCGAACCGTCTTTCATGTAGCATCGAGTTTTTTTATTTTTTAAAATAGTTCCTTTATCGTATCCGTTTAATTTTTCGATTGTTATAGTTTTGGCTGTAACTTTGATGACTTTATAAAAATCATAATTAGTTTGATCGTATCCCCAAACAGCGCATAGTATATCACCGACTAGGGCGCCGTGTTGATTGATGCTTGTTTCAACTTTGATTTTTGTTTTTACTGATTTCAAGCTTTCTTGGCGCTTAGCGTTAAAGGCTTTAATGCGTTCGTTGATTGCTTTTAGTTCTGGTGTTAAGTTTGTCATGATATACCTTCTTTCCTATGCGTATAGTGCTTCAGCCATTTGTGATAAATCTTTTTGGTATGCATAGAACTCTTCAAGTAGTTCCTCTTCGTTGCCGTAGTCAGCAACTTCATCAAAATAGGCTTTCATTTCGTTGTTAAATGTTTCGAAATATGTGTTTAGCATTTGTTTTACAGGGAAGTCTCTATGTTCTGTTGCTAGGTTGTAGAAGTTTTCTTTTGCTTCGTTTGCGTTTGTTAAGTGTTTCACGGTTGTACCTTCTTTCTTTTTTGAGGTACGCAAAAAGCGTACTTGACTAGACCAAGCACGCATGATATACTATATATATCTTACATGCTTAGCGTGTGGGGTGGTCGATAGTCTAAAACCAAACTTTGGTCGGGGAGGTTTTAGGCTATTTTTCTTTAATTAAGTTTATTATAAAATTTGTGAGATTTTCACCGTTTTCTTTAGCTTTATTTTTTATTAGTTCAGCTTCTTCAGCGGTGGTTCTGATGGTTATTTTTTTATCTCTAACAAGGCCTGTCGCTGGTCGTCCTCGTGGACGTTTATTTTCTTGCATCGGTTTACCTCTTATGATATAATATTTACAAGGATAGCAAGCGGAAGAAGTTCCGCCTGCTTTGTGAGGTTTAGAGATGTTTTATTATCTCCAAAATGATTTGGGCAACGATTTGAAAGAATCTAGCTATTGCAGTAGCAAGTTCAATCAGTTTGAGATGGTCAACATCTCTTTTCTTTTGCCTTTTCAAGAGCCTCACCCCCTTTCCTTGTATGATAAGGGGCGAAAGTTATTTGATTAACTTTCTGAGAATATAATATCATGACGGCTTTTTATTGTCAAGCATTTTTATAAAAAAATTTAAAAAATTTTTTCGAATCGCTCAGAAACCGCATAAAATCAATGTTTTAGCCCAATAAATTTTTTTTGAAAATATCAAACTTTTGCGCAAATTTACCAAATTTGCGCTTTTTTTGCGTTCTAATAGTAGAAAGATGAAATCAAATCCATTTTATAAAACATACAAATGGCAACAGAAAAGACTTGAAGCACTAAAACGAGACAAGTATAGATGTGTTTGGTGCTACGAAGCTGGCAAACTGACAACAACTAGACTAGAAGTTGACCACATAGAAGAATTAGAAAAGAATCCAGATAAAGCGCTAGACCTGACAAACCTTCGAACCTTGTGTAAAGACTGTCATAATAAGCGCCACAATCGGTTCAAATCAAGTAAAAAGCAATGGAATGATGAGCAATTCGAATGGTAAATTGACATAGTTGTAAACGTTAATGCGAAACGTTCGGAAATTCCATACGCAAACACCCCCCGGTCGAAAAAAAGTGGTGATTTTACCCAAGCCCCCAGACCGGCGGCCAGTTTTCTGACCAAAAATTGGGGTATGCGTGCGTAATTAGGGGAGGGGGGTAAATAACGAAAAAGGAGTTGACTAATGAAAATTGGCGAATTAAAAAATGAGCTTATGAGTCTCATAAATATGGATAGTCAAATTGAAGTTGAAAAGGTTGAGCGCTATCTGAATTTGGTCAAAATTTACAAAGAATTAGACAAGACTTTGAAAAAAGATGGCTACATGATTGTAGTGAGAAATGGAGCTCAAAGTTTTCTAAAAGCAAACTCTGCTATTGGGGAAAAAGTCAAGATTAATCAGGCTTTGATAAAGCTCGGTGAGTTTTTTGACAAGAAGCAAGAGGAACGAGATGCGGCTTCAAAAAATACAAATTTTGCTGACCCGAATGAGTTCTTGTAGGCGGTGATGGCATGTGATTAAGTATGTGCGAGATTACATAGATGAATATGAATCTGGGAAGATTTTGTTCAACCAAGAACGTGTTGATTTGGTTGCGTATATTTATCGTGAAATCGTTCCGAGGTTAGACAAAAAAGAGGTTTATTTTGATGAAAAAATGATAGAAAATTGTATCAAATTCATCGAAAAATGGTTCTTTAAGCTCGAAAATTTTCAAAAATTTATCATTTCTTTTGTATTTTTAAGGTACTCAGCCAATGATAGGAATGTTTATAAAACTATCTTGATTATGATGGGGCGTGGTGGTGGTAAGAATGGTCTGGTCTCTGGGATTATTGCTTTTCTGCTTAGCCCTTTTCATGGGATTAAAAATTATAATGTTTCTCTGGTTGCGAACTCGGAAGACCAGGCGAAGACGAGTTTCGAAGAGATTTACAATACTATTGAGTCAAATCCTAAGTTAAAAGAAATTTATTACAATACAAAGTCTGAAATCAAGTCTCTTCATACCAATAGTGTCATGCGGTTTCGTACTTCGAATGGTAATACCAAGGATGGTTTGCGTGATGGTATGGTGGTGTTTGATGAGATTCATCAATATGAGTCCAATAAGGATGTTCGTGTTCACAAGTCTGGTCTTGGTAAGGTTAAAAATTCTCGTGAGTTCTACATTGGTACGGATGGGTATGTTCGTGAGGGGTTCATCGATAGCATGAAGGAGAAGGCGAAGAAGGTTCTGAGCGGTGAAGCTCGCTGGAACTCGATGTTTGTCTTTATTTGTAAGATTGATGAAGAGAAAGAGGTGGATGATAAGGAGAAGTGGCAAAAGGCTAATCCTATGTTCCATCGTCCGATGAGCGAGTATGCTGAAGAGTTGTTTGATGTGGTCTGTGAGCAGTATGATGAGATGATTGAGGATCCGTCAAACCGTGAGGAGTTCATGACGAAGAGGATGGATTTCCCTGTCATGGATACTGAGCGTAGTGTGGCGACTCATGAGGAATTGGTGGCGACTAAGCGTGATTTCCCTGATTTGAGGGATGAAATTTGTATCGGTGGCTTGGACTATGCTGCTGTTCGTGACTTTGCTGCAGTTGGGTTGTTGTTCAAGGTCGGTGATGACTATGTGTGGTTGTGTCATTCGTTTGTTCGGAAGGAGTTCGTTGATACTTACTATGGGTATTCTCGTCCGAAAGATTCTGTTAATGGGAAGCGTCAGTTTGCTCCGATTAAGAAATGGGAAGATGAGGGTTTGTTAACGGTTATTGATGAACCGACTATTAATCCTAGGTATGTGGTTGATTGGTTCGTGCGGATGAGGGATGAATATGGCTATGACTTGCAACGGATTGTGGCTGATAACTATAAAATGGATCTTCTGAAGCCTTTCTTTGAGAAAGAGGGGTTTGAGGTTCAGTTTAAGGGGGAATTTGAGGCTCCAGCTGGTTATCAGGTCGAAGTTTTACGGAATCCGAAGGCTAGTGATAGTTTGGTTGCTCCTAAAATTGAGACGGCTTTTGCTCGGCATAATGTTATCTTTGGTAAGAATGACATGATGCGGTGGTATACGAATAATGTACTTAGGAAGTTAAAACCTGATGGTAATGTTGTCTATGATAAGAAGGAGGATACGAGACGTAAGACGGATGGTTTTAAGGCGTTTCAGTATGCCATGTGGCGTTCTGGCCAGCTTGATATTGAGGTTGATTTGGAATTTTATGATGACGTAATGGAGTGGTATTGAGATGGATTGACTTATGTTTGTAATTTTTTAATAGCGGAAAGCGAGGAATCTTATGAATAAACGCATGAAGAAGAAATACAAGCCTATCAAAGAGTTATGGGATTGTTTGGAATGGTTCGGCTTTAGGTTGAATAGGTATAGTGCTAGGTTGGACGGCATTGATAATCGTTTGGATAATCTGGAAAGTATTCATTCAGTCAACGTACAGGCAATCAACCAGAAGTTCAAGGAATACGATAAACAGATTGAAAGTCTGGAACGTGAAATCAAGCGTCTTAAAAAGCCGTTTTGGAAACGTTGAGGAGGTGATCACTCATCTTGACTGGTAGGAAAGACTACTTAAAACCGTGTCAATGTGGCACGGTTATTTTTTTGCTTTTTTAAAAGTTTTGCGCATTTTTACCATTTTTGCACTTTTTGTTTGAGAAGATATAGTCGTTTAAGGGTACCGGGAAGAGATATTTGTTATTTTTGCGTCAATATTTTTTGATGAACACTTTCTTTTTTAATCGAACCTGGTATCAATTCTGTTAGGGCTTAGCCTAGATAATCCGTGGCGACACGGGAAAGCTTTGATTCGGTTGTGTCAATCTTAGCGCCAGCAATGGTCATTCTAAGCAATCCAATCCTTATGGTATCAGTTTGGTATCAGTGTATGAAGTCAAAGCGTTTTGCTAGAGCCAATCGGTGAGGTGCTACGTCGGTAGTGCGTGAGACGAATGCATAGGAGGAAGGAGCTACTTTAGTTCGAGGGTCGCGCCGAGAGCGGGTGGTATGTCAATGGTTTGTGGGTTGACTACCCATGGGGTGTTGATGAGTCTGAGTGCTGCTAACACGAGGATAATGGTAGGCGTTGCGCATTTTGTTCTCCAAAAGAGGATGAAACGCATGGCAATGCACGTCTACGATACGACTAGGGAAATATGTGTGTGTTATATGATTCAACAAAAAACATTATTTAAAAGCAAAAGTCATTGCCCGTCACAAATGGAAAGTGTACTTCGGTAGCTAGGCTACCTACTCAAATCTCGCAAGGATGAGAGTGAAGTCGAAGAGTAAAGCAGCTTAGACCTTTAGCGGGGTTTTCGTTAATTGAAAAACGGCTTAGTAGTTTGTGACGTAAGGGGTGGTTGGTCTAACCAACCGTGCATGATTGGTACTGAGAGGGATTTCAGTGGATAAGCAACTAACTCATAAGGTTGCGAAAGACAATCGTTTAGACGTGTAATCTCAGCGTTTTCTTGGGAGCATAACTTAACAGGTAGAGTAGAGGGCAGGGTAATCCCTACTAATTAAGGTTCGATTCCTTTTGAAGCATGGTTGCTTAATATGCAGGTTCGAGTCCTGCTGTTCCCGTTTTTAGGCCTTTGGTGTAGTGGTAACATGGCAAGTTCCAACCTTGTTGTCGTGGGTTCGATTCCTACAAGGTCTGTAAATTTGTGGTGCTGAGAGGAGCATTGTGAGACTTTCTAAGTCTTTTTAATGACTATCATTGCACGAAAGTTCGCTAGAACGGAGGTATCTGTGGGACTATTAGATGTTTTTACATTCAAAAAATCTGCATCTTTTGATGAGTCTTTAGGTGACGATGGAGAGATAAAGGAAATTAGTCAGAATATCGCATTGAAATCTGCGGCTCTTTCAAAAGTCGCTAACTATGTTGGCAGGAGTCTTTCTAAAGCGAAGTTTGTACTGAAAGGTGTAGATACAAGTAATTATTCTGATTGGCTTTATTTGTTGAATGTCTGCCCTAATCCAAATCAATCTGCTTCAGAATTTCTTTCTGAGATTGGAAAAAAATTAATAAAGGATGGGGAGGTGTTACTGGTAGTTGTCGATGGAAAACTTTATGTTGCTGAATCATATTCGACCGAAGAAACCAGTTTGAAAGGGAATCGCTATCGTGTTAGTACGATCCAAGGGATGACGGTTGATGATGTTTTTGAACACGATAAGGTTATTTTTATCGAGAATGAAAACGATTCTTTAGCTACTTTTACCGAACAATTATGGGCGGACTACGGCGAATTGCTTGGTCGGTTGATTAATCGTCAGAAGACTGCTAATCAGATTCGCTTTACTCTAGGTCTTCCAAAAGATCAGGTCAGAGAAAAAGCCCAGGAGCTTGCTGACGGTAAGGGAAAACAAAATGTACAGCAAAAATTCTTCCAACGTGTTGTTGAGAGGATTAAAAAAGATTCTGTAGTTGCGATTCCTTTAAATAAAGATGGTGCGTATAACGAGTATTCGAATCGCTATTCCTCTAAAGCTTCTTTTGTTGATGATATCAAACAGGTTAAGAACCAGTACATTGATGATGTTTGTGAAATGGTAGGCATCCCGCCTGCTCTAATTCATGGAGAATTAGCTGATAATCAGAAAAATCATGAACAGATGATAGAGGTGGTTATTGAACCAATCATTAGAAAGCTGATTGATGGATTGCAGGTTGCTATATTCTCTGAGGAGCAATATGCCGAGGGAAGCTATATCAAGGCTACTGGTCTTCTTCGTCGTGATTTGTTTGATATTGCTGCAAGTGGGGATAAATTAATCGCCGCTGGTTTAGCTATGGCAGATGAGATTCGGGAGGAAATTGGTCTTAGTCCGCTCCCTAACGGGCTTGGGCAACGTCTCTATATAACGAAGAATTATCTGGAACTTAGGGAGGAAGGAGGTACGAAGGATGACGATAGTGCAAATCAAGGGACCAATCATTCCGAACAATCATAAGGATTTTTATGATGAATGGGGTATGGAATCAACTGCACCTAAAGATATAGTTTTGCCGGACAATGGAGAAGATATTGAGATTCATATTAATTCTGGTGGTGGGTCTGTTTTTGCTGGTAGTGAGATTTTCACTACTTTGAAATCTTATTCGGGGAAAAAGGTTGTCAAGATTGTGGGACTTGCTGCAAGTGCGGCTTCTGTTATTGCGATGGCTGGTGATGTGATTGAGATGAGTCCTACTGCTCAGATGATGATTCACAATGTTTCTTCTTTTGCAAGTGGAGATCATACCGCATTGCGTAAAGAAGCTGATGTCATTGAAGCGATGAATCAATCCATCGCAAATGCATATATTATCAAATCTGGTAAATCTATGGATGAACTTCTGGATTTAATGGGTGATACTACTTGGTTCACTGCTCAGAAGGCTGTCAGTTTTGGTTTGGCTGATTCGGTGATGTTTCAGGATGAATTACCTGAATTAGTAGCTTCAGAATCAACATATATTCCAGACGGTGTTGTAAATAGTTTTTATTCGATGAAGAAGCTATGCGAGTCACAAGACAAGCTTATCAATACTGTATTGGAACGTCTGGATAAGGTTGAGGCAGAAAACAAGGAGCGTAAGGAACAGCCTGTGGCTCATGCTGAAATCGTAGTTGATGCCAATCAGATTGAAGAAACTGTTAAGAAAGTCATTAGGACAGTAAAAGAAAAAGAGGCGGTTTCGCCTTTTGCAAAATTTGTTTTATAGGAGAAAAAAATATGGTTATTGATTTAAAGGCAGTACCTAAATATCGTGCTGCGGTTGGGAAATTAAGCGCTGAAATTTCTAATGGTGCAAGTCAGGAACGCCAAGAGGAACTTTTTAATGAGGCGTTCAATATTTTAGGTACTGAAATTAATGAAATGGCATCTGATAAGTTGGAAAAATTATTTAATTTCCGAGATGCCAATCGTACACTTTCAACGGCTGAGCTTAACTTTTTCAATGAGGTTGTGAACCCAGAGGACCCAGCAGGTGCGAAGACTGAAAAGCTCATTCCAGAAGAGATGATGATTCAAGTTTTTGATGAATTGAAAGAAGAACATGAACTTCTTTCTGTGATTAATTTCAAGACAACTGGTATCAATGCTAAAGCGTTGATTTCTGAAACAGATGGTGTTGCGGTTTGGGGAGAAATCTATAGCGAAATCAAAGGTCAGCTGAAACAAAAATTTGATGAAGTTGACTTTGGCATGAACAAATTAACGGCATTTGTTGTTCTTCCTAAAGATGCACTCAAATTCAGCTATAGCTGGTTGAAGCAATTTGTTATCGAACAAATTAAAGAGGCGATGGCTGTAGCATTGGAGTTAGCGATTGTCAAGGGTGATGGTTTTAAGCAACCTGTTGGTCTTATTAAGAAAATCGGTGAAGGTGATGAGGTTGTAAGAGACAAAGTCATTACTTATCCGACAGATAAGGATGCAATCGCTGATCTTTCTACAATCAACCCGGAAAATGCTCCTAAAATCTTGGCACCAGTCATGAAGTACTTATCAAAAAATGATAAGGATCGTCGCAAAAAAATTCGCGGGAAAGTTCGTATCTTGGTCAGTCCAGACGATCATTGGGATTTAGAGGCACGCTTCACGAAGTTGACAGATGGTGGTGCTTATGTAACAACAGTGCCTTACGGTATTAAATTTATCGAAACATTGGCATTAGAAAACGGTAAGGCGATTGCATTTGTGACAGACCGATATGATGCATTGATGGCCACCAATGGTTCACTTACTATTGAGGAGTTTGACCAGACTTTTGCTCTTGAAGATTGGATGCTTTACACAGCCAAAGGTTACTACTACGGAAAAGCTAAAGACAATCATGCATCTGCTGTGTTGACAGTCACAGGGGGGTAATTCCTGATGAAATCAGTAAAAATCAGGGTTATTAAGCCTTTTGGGGATTGGGAAGCTAACACAATTCGTCAGGTGGGGGATGTGTTTGAGGTGTCAAAGGAGCGGTTTGCTTCTTTGTCGTCTCGGGTTCCTCCGGATTTTTATGAGGTGGTTAAGTCTTCAAAAACGAAGGATAAGGAGGAGTAGCGATGAAAAAAGCTGCTGAATATGCTGCTAGTAAACTTGAAAACTTTAAAGAGAGGATGCGAATCACTCATGAGAGTGAAGATGACAAGCTTATTAGAATGCTGACTTCCAGCGCTTTGGCTATTGCTACTTTGGTTGGAGCTAGTAGTTTTGACGATACGATAGAAGAACTAGTTTTGGAAAGGGCTATGTACCTATATCATGATTCGTTAGATGAATTTCAAAAGAATTATAGTGATGAAATTGAAATTCTATATCTTCGCAACATGATAATTGCAAATGAGGGAAGTGACGATGCTACGGAGTAGAAAATTTAAGCGTGAGACTACCCATAACGGCACGCTTAGAACCTTGGTTACGTTTAAACGGATGAAGGTTTCTGATGACTTCTATGAATTTAACGCAGAGACTGGAGAGAGTTTTTCTGCGTGGGGAGAAGCTCATGATGTCACTTTTCAAGATTTAGAGAGCTTGAAGGGGCGATTTTCTAAAAACGCCCTTGCTCTTGAATCTATCAAGTCTAAGGCAATAAAAGCCTATGCGACAGTTAAAATTAGAGATCCATTGGAGGATTTCCAGCCTAAAAATTCGGACAAAGTCGTTATTCACGATGAACGTTTTAGAGGCAAGGAATGGGACGTTATCGACGTCCAACCAGACCTCTACAATCGTATGTATCTGGTGATATTTTTGGTTGGTAGTTGATTATGAGTGATTATCAAGTTACTGGCATAGAACAGATTCTAAATGCGTTAGAAGCTCGTTTGGGCGAGGCGAATATGAGGCGTGTGACGAGTAAGGCGTTGCGTACGATTGCCAAGGACCATGTAGCTCCTGAAGTTGAGGCTATGGCTAGGTCTTTTGTTGATAAGGGAAATACTGTTCGCCAGATTGTCGTTGGGAATGTGTCTTTTGCTGATTATAACATCCCGAAAATTAAGGTTGGTTGGAAGCGTTCGGACCCTGGGGATAGTCCTCGGTGGAATATTGAACACTTGAATGAGATGGGATTTACCAGGAATGGTAAATTCTATCGCCCTAGGGGATTCGGTAAGTTGCAAGGGGTCATCGATGACTTTGGCGAACAATATCCTAGGTTGGCTAGAGAAGAGTTGAAGGAGTTGGTTGAATGAGCGATATAATGAAACGCATCGGAGATTTGTTAAAACAACAACCTGAATTGGTTGATGTTGCTGTCAAACCATACTATCGTCCAGAATCTCTAGATGCAAACGAACCAAGTCTAGCCATTGTTCCAATGGCTCCTCCAAAACAAGCTAGTTTTGGGAGTGACAGAGCTCTTCAGAAAGAGTTGACCTATCAGATGAATATTGAGGCGAGTAGCAAATCAAAGGTAACAGAGATAGCTTTAGCTGTCGAAAGGGTCTTAAATGAACTAGGGTTTGTTCAATTAAATGGTGGTCTTGATGAGTATTTTATCGAGACAAAAAGGTATGTTGATGCAAGGCGTTATCGAGGACGATCGTCCTTGTACGATGTTGATTATTAGAAGGAGAAGAAGTATATGACAATGATTGGTTTTGAATCAATTGAGATTCGGGTACTAGATGAAGGGGAACCTGTCAAAGATACGAATGTTTTTGTACTAGATGGTACCCAAGATAAAGGTGCGACGAAGAAGGCTGATATTACTGGATTGACCAGTGAGATTATCAAAACATTTGGTTCTAACTTGGTGTATCACACTAATGCAAAGGGTGTAGGAGATATTTCTGTGGGTCTTGAATTGGTAGATATTCCATTCAAGGTGCTGAACGAGATTCTTGGTCGTAAAAAGGTTGATGATCTGATATCAATTGGTGTGGATACAGAGGCGCCACTATGCTCGTTGGCTATTTGGTCACATGATGGGAAGGGACAAAAAATTGGCATCGGTTTCTACAAAGGTCGTTTCTCTATGGAGGCTATTGGTGTTGAAACTAAGGAAAAAGATAATAAAGAGTTGCCTACAGAGAAGTTGACCTTCGTGCCTATGGCTAGTGATGATAACAAAACAAAAGGGACCTATGTGTCATTCGCTACAACTGACGAAGAAGTTACTAAGCTACGTCAAAACCTTAAAATCGCTGCTTAATTTCAGGGGGCGGGGAATCCCCGTCTCCTATTTTTATTGAAAGGAAAACGATATGGCAAAACTTGAATTAACATTACATGGTGAGAACGGCTATGAAAAAGTGATTAGGGAGAACCATGTTTCTGGCCAGAAGTTGCTGGATTATCTGAAATTGCTTGAAGAATTTGAGAAGAAATCTGGCAAGATGACTGCTTATGATTTTATCACTAGGAAAGTGGAATTCTTAGCTAGTTTGTTCACTACAGAAGTGGTTAGTCCTGAGGATATTCTGAAAGGTGTTCCGTCTTGGGATTTGGTTCGGACTGTTGACGATTTGCTGGATAAGGCGATGGGAGCAAAGGGTGATGACCCAAAGCTAGAAAGCTCTCTCTCAAAGAAACTAGAGACAGATACCTAAGGTTTGTTAGAGACTTGGTGGCTAGTCAGTCGGGCTTTTCTCTAAGCGATGTTTTGGAGGCTGATTTTGAAACTCTTTTGTCTATTTTATCAGCCAAGACGGAAGAAAAAGAAGAAGTCATGAGCATGGAAATGTTTATGAATCAATGTTCGATCAAATAGGAGGATAGAATGGCGGGTAATGGTGCTCCATTAGGACAAATGGTCATTGAGTTAAATTTGGATGCTACGAAAATGGGCGACTCTATGACTCGTGTAACAAATCAGCTCAAGAATTTTGAAAAGCAAGTGAGAGCTCAAAGAGGTCTTTCTGATTATTACAAAACGGGTAGTGATGCTGCAAAGGCTTTTGAAAAGCAAAAAGAGGCATTGACCAAAGCTATTGAAACGCAAAGTCAAGCGCTATCAGACTTAAATAAAAAGTATCAGAAAGAATATAAATCAAACGGCGAGATGTCGAAAGAGGCCCAAAAACTAGCAGGGCGTATAGAAGACGGAAACACGAAGTTAGCCAGGTATGCTATCCAGTTGAGAGAAGTGTCGAAAGAGGCCTATTTGGCAACTAGCAAACTCAATATTTTTGGAGATAAACTTGCTGCTATTAGTAAGGGGGCTCAGAATTGGGAGAACGGGCTAAACACTGTGTCTCAGAGGACACAAGCGCTTTCTCTGGCTATTTTTGGTGGTATGACACTCTCTGCCAAGGCAGCTATGGATTTCGAATCTGCATTTGCTGGTGTGAAGAAGACGGTGGATGAGACTCAGGATTGGTCGTATGAGCGTTTATCCAATGAGATTAGGAAGATGAGTCAAGAACTTCCTGCTTCGGCTGTTGAAATATCGAAAGTGTCGGAAGCTGCAGGGCAGTTAGGGATTAAGACTGAGGATATTATCAGCTTTACTCGTGTCATGATAGATATGGGTGAGTCTACGAATATGTCTGCTGAAGAGGCGGCGGTCGCTCTAGCAAAATTTAAAAATATCACTGGTATGCCGACCGAGGATTTCAAGAAGCTGGGAAATGTGATTGTTCAGCTTGGTAACAATATGGCTACGACTGAGCAGGATATTGTTGATATGGGGCTTCGTTTGGCATCATCTGGTAAGCTGGCAGGTTTGACAGAGGCGCAGATCATGGCGTTGGCAGCTACTTTGTCTTCTGTTGGTATGGAGGCTGAGGCTGGCGGTTCTGCTATGAGCCGTGTCATGCAGAAAATGAATACTGCAGTTGCTGAGGGCGAGGAGGCTCTTGATAAATTTGCTGCTGTTGCTGGAATGTCTGCCGAGGAGTTTGCTGCTAAGTGGAAGGCTGAACCTCAAAATGCAATTGTGGATTTCTTAAATGGTCTTCGTCGCATCAAAGAAGAAGGTGGAGATGTTACGCAAACCTTGAAGAATATGAAGATTAGCAATATCCGCGATATTGATAGTTTGCAACGTCTTGCTGGTGCCGGGGAACTGCTCGCTAAAACTCTTGGTATGGCAAATAAAGAGTGGGCAAGTGGGAATGCTTTACAAACGGAGGCACAGAAACGTTACGAGACAACCGAGAGTAAATTGAAGATGGCTCGTAATAAGTTGAACGATATTGCCATTACCTTGGGTGGTCCTTTGTTGGATGCGTTTCTGGATGTTTTAGATGCTTCTGAACCTTTGATTGATGATGTTGCAAGCTTGGCAAAAGGATTCGCTGAACTGGATAAGGGAACTCAGCGTAATATCATCAACATGGCTTTGATGGTTGGCGCAATTTCGCCAGTTTCAAAAATTTTAGGTACTACTTTTGGAACTATAGGAGATTTGACTGGAGGTATTGCAAATCTTAGTAAGTGGTTGGCTAATATTGGTGCTGAAAGGGCTGGTAAAAAAGCTATTGAAGCAATTGGAGCAACTGCTGGAGCCTCTGCCTCTAGTGTTGGCGGTTTATCAAGTGCCGTTAGTTTGCTTGGAAATCCAATAACGTGGGGAGTTATTCTCGGAGGTGCTGCACTTGTTGGGCTAACCTACCTTACTGCAGAATTAGGAAAAGCATATCAACGGACACAGGAATGGGGAACTGAGGTTGATAAGGTTCAGGCGGAACAATTGTCTGAGTTTAAGGATAAGGTCGATGAGTCTACGAGAGCGATTAGTCTTTTTGGCGACAACGGCAAGAAGGATGTTGAGAGTGTCAAGCGGGCTTTTCAAGATTTGGTTGATGAAATCAATGGTTTGACGGATGAAAAGTTAGCGAAGGACCTTGAAATCGCTGAGAAACTTGGGCTGAGCGATGAGGTTGTTACCTCGTTGAAAAAGAATGCAGAAGATACAAAAGTTTACACTCAACGGTTGAGCGATGAAGTGCTGGCTATCTATCAGCGTCATAAAGAGAATCATACTCAGCTAACAGAAGAGGAAAAGCAACTTGTTCTGGAGAAGCAAACTGAGTTGATTAATAAGCAGTTGGAGTTGATGGAATTTTCGAGTGAGGAGCGGCTTGCTATCCAAAATGCTATGAATGGGCAATTGGATGACTTAAATAAAACTCAGATTCAACAGGCAGTAAACACCACTAAAAAATGGATGGATGATGAGAAGGCTGCTTATGAGGAGCGTCGTGCAAACTTAATTGATCTTCGAAATAAAATCAAGGGCGATTCGGAAGAAGAGGTGGCGGCTCGTGAGGAAATCAATCGGCAATTAGAAGTGATGGAGGCAGACCATTTTGCCACCTTGGAGGCTTATAGGAGTAAGTACCTTGTTTCTTTGAAGGCTCTGTACGATAGGGAGAAAGAGTCGATGAAAGGGAACGAGAGTGGTCTTGCTGCACTTGAACAAAGTTATAGGACTCTACTTGATGCAATGGGGATTTCTTGGGAAGAGTTTGTGAATACATCAACTGCAAGTACCGCCAAGGTAGTGGGAGATTATCAGTATCTTGGTCAGACGATTGAGAGGATGAGTCAAGAGGCGATTGATGCGAACTCTCGTTGGAGAGGGCTCATTTGGGATGAGAAGCAAGCAAAATTGAAATCCAATGTTGAGGAAGAGTTGGTCAAGGCGACTCAATCTGAAGCTGGGTGGAATAATCTGCAATTTATCTTGAAGCATGCCACTATCAATAGCAATGCTCGGGAGATGATTGTGGAGGCTATTGAGAAGACTGGCATATGGAATGCTTTAACTGTCAATGAGAAGGATTTAATCATCAACGGGAATCAGGCGATGATTGAGATTGCGACGAGCCAGGATTTGCTCAATCAGTGGAATGCTTTGACTCCAGCTCAGAAGCAGTTGTTGGCTGAGAACTTGACAGCAAATCCTGTCATTGATGCTCAGTGGGCCATTAATAATGTAAAACAAGATAAGCCGGTTGAAATCAAAGCCAGTGACCTGACTGGTGGTATTGTGAAGCAAGCTACACAAAGTATCAACTCTGTTCCAAATAGAGAGTCAACAATTAAGGCTCGGGATAATGCTTCTGGAGTAGCAGCTTCTATAAAGAGTCAAATAGATGCTATTCCAAACGAAAAGATTATCTATATAAAAGCTTCGCAAAGAGGGCTCGCTTCGGCTGCTGGAATGTATGCGATTGGTACAAACTTCCACCCTGGTGGTTTGGCTTTGGTCAATGACCAGATTGGGTCTATGTATAAGGAGTTAATCACGCTTCCTAGTGGTGAGAGCTTTATTCCGAATGGTCGAAATGTTCTTTTGGACTTGCCTAGAGGGTCTAAGGTTTTGAAGGCTAGTAGTACAGAGCGACTGATGGGTCGTATGGGGATTCCCAACTATGCGGAGGGTATTGGTTTTCCGAGCGATGCACAGTTGTTTAAGAGTTTGGAAAGGGTGCAGAGGGAACCGAATCGTTCTGTGAATGTGCAATTGGATAATAGTGGTGTGATTTCGATTTTGAAAGAAATTTTGAATTTCTTGGTGTTGTCTGAGTCTGATAAGTCTGAGCGTGATCAGTTCATTATGATTGAGCGCGAGAAGATTGGTCGGATTGTCACTGAGTATCAAGAGGAGAAGAATTGGTTGAATAATGCGATGAGAGGAGTAAGGCGATGAGTATCGTAACAATGACATTTAATGAGCATGATTTTTCGGATTTGATTGTTATCCACGATATTCGTCGTGATATTGGAAATGAAACTTCATTGACTTTAACGGATGGACCAAAGATTGGGGCGATTGTTACTGATAAAACAATTAATCCAAAATATATTGAAGTGGATTTCTCTATATGGGCAGAGGATAGAAATACCTTGAAGCGTAAACTTGCAAAGTATTTTGAAACGGATTCAGAAGCGAAGTTATTGTTTTCTGATGAGCCAAATGTTTACTACTTGGCAAGAAAGACAGGGAAAATTCCCACTAGAGAGGGAAGGGGATATTGGTCGACTGGGACGGTGACATTTTTGATTCCTGATGGGGTCGCTCATTCGACAACGTATCGGCGATTTGATAATCCCACTGTAAAATCAGATCGTTTGGCATTCCGTTTAAAAAACAATGGGACTACAGATGCCTTTCCGATTATTACTGTAAAACACAATTCTGAGAATGGTTATCTTGCTGCAGTAAATGCTAAGGGTGCTACAGCTATTGGAAATAGAGAGGAAGCTGACACTGTATCTGTTAAGCAGTCTGAGATGCTACTGGACTTTAGAGATTCAAAAATTGGCAATGCTTTAACTTCTGGCACTCCTAACATTGGAATCATGAATGACCAAAACGCAAATCCTGTATTCAGCGGCAATATTCGTAAGGTTAATGTTTGGGGGCGTGACCATCTTGAATTAAACGGTCGTGGTTTTAGTTCTCTTACCTGGGATATTCCAAACGATAGTGCTGGTGGCGTTGGGTCTCTCAATGATTACTTGTGGTGGAGACAAATTTTTTGGCTCGGTGCTACAAATCAGTACGGAGCTATGAAAATTACGGTATCGGATAGCAACGGTCAATTTTTATACGGTGTAGAAACATTTAAGAGAAGCAATGGGCTTGATTGTGAATATAATTTTATGGCTACCGATGGAAAAGGTGGTTACAACATGATTAAGCAATGGCGATTTACAGGTACACATTGGGATTATCACAATCCTTTCAATGAATCTCGTGGCTGGTCTGATTTAAAGAGAAATGATGATAGGGTAACGGTCTATTGGTTTGGCACCTACAATGAGTTCTACATTCCTGAGATTAAAGGGAAAAAGTCTAAGAAAATCCATATTGCTTTCTCATCAATTGGGAACCATCCGATTGTATCACACATGTATTTGGATAGTTTCTACTACCGCAAGGATCATGTTAGCATCGCTAAAGATATTCCAAATCGTTATCCAATTGGTTCTACGGTCGTTATTGATTGTGAGGATGACACTATAACTGTTGATGGCATGGATCGTTTTGGAGACCGCATTCAAGGGTCTTCGTGGTTGAAAATTCCGCCTGGAGAGAGTGAGTTAGAGATTTATTGTTCTAGCTGGATTAGGAATAAACCTACTGTGTCTATTCAATTTGAAGAGAGGTATCTATAATGCTTTTAACGATTCATGACATGAATTTACGCCAAGTCGCTTCAATTGATAACGATAAACAGGATGCCCTAAATTATACAAACGACAAGTGGCACAGGTATCTGGAAACGGGGTCGTCCACTTTTGAATTTACGGTTTTTAAACGTTCTCTGAAGAAAGATACTGGATCGAAGCATGCTTATCATTACCTTAACAATAAGGCTTTTGTCTCGTTTGAATATGAGGGTGAGGTTCAATTATTTAAGGTTCGAAAAATTGTAGAAAACGAGAAAACAATCACTTGTTCTTGTGTCAATCTTAACCTGGAGCTAATTAACGAATACGCCAATCCTTTCAAATCGGAGCAACCAAAAACGTTTAAAGAGTATTGCGAGGCAATGGATTTACTGAATTTCACTTTGTTGACTATTGGTGTGAACGAGATTTCAGATAAACGAATTAAAGCTGAGTGGACAGGTCAAGATACAAAATTGGCACGTTTATTGAGTTTGGCAAATAAATTTGGTGCAGAACTTGAATTTAAAACTTACCTTAATGATGATTCTTCTATCAAGTCGTTCGTGGTAAATATCTATCATGAAAATGATGATACACATCATGGTGTTGGGCGCATCCATGCTAAACCATTGCGTTATGGAAAAGATTTTAAGAGTCTGATTCGAACGGTAGATAATACAAACATTTACAATGCCGTACGACCAACTGGAAAAGCTGAGAATGGCGATATTGTCACTATCGGTGGCATGGAGGCTTGGTCTGTAAATAACGAATATGGAGAGAGGGAATTTTATCAACAAGGGGAACTTCTTTACGCTCCGTTATCTATGCAAATGTTTCCCTCTGCATTCACAAGCGGTACCACGGCTGACCAATGGATTCGAAAAGATATTACTGTTGATAGTGCCGATAAGAAAGTTATTCGAGCTACAGCTTATCGTGAACTGAAAAAACATGCTTATCCAGACGTGTCGTATGAGGTAGAAGGCTTTATTGATCGAGGGATTGGCGACACGGTCTTTGTATATGACGATGGATTTGTACCGACGCTTTTACTTCGAATGAGAGTGGTTGAGCAAGAGATTAGTTCCACTAATCCATCTAGCAATAGGACGAGGTTTGCTAATTTCAAGACGTTAGACAATTTGTTGCCTGATGATCTCCAAAAACGAATTGATGAATTATTTGAAGCGTCACAGCCCTACCTTATCAAACTGGCTACTGACAATGGCGTTATTTTCAAGAATGGAATTGGTCAATCCATTGTAACGCCTACTCTTTACAAGGGCGGTAAGCCTCTGACTGCCAATGTGACTTGGCGCTGGTCTTTGGATGGCGCTGTTAAAACGGGGATGACCCATACTGTCCGTGGCGCAGATGTTACAGATACATCTACTTTGACGGTGGCAGCATACATAGGTAACGATGAGGTAGCGGTTGATGAGCTGACGTTTGTAAACGTATTGGATGGTCGAGATGGTGCTACAGGCGCAAAGGGTGACCGAGGAGCTACAGGTCCGCAAGGTCTTCAGGGTCCTAAGGGAGACCAGGGGATAGCTGGCCCTAAAGGTGCTGATGGTCGTACTCAATATACCCATATTGCTTATGCTGATAATGCAACTGGTGGTGGCTTTAGTCAGACAGACCAAACTAAAGCCTATATTGGCATGTATCAAGATTTCACTGCTACCAACTCTACAAACCCAACAAGTTATCGCTGGACTAAATGGAAAGGCTCTGACGGCGCTCAGGGCATACCTGGCCCTAAGGGTGCAGACGGTAGAACTCCATACATCCATTGGGCTTACTCGGATAGTGCGGACGGTACAGGCTTGACCACATCAGATAATGGTCAGCGATATATCGGGCATTACTCAGATTACACACAAGCTGATAGCACGGATAAGACAAAGTATCGTTGGGCAGATAGGTGGGCGAAGATTGAGGTAGGTGGACGGAATATTTTACGTAACGCTACTTTCTCGAACCCGAAAGAGCGCTCTGAGACATTTACGGTCGGAGGTACTACCTACAAGAATATAGAGATTCCGAATTGGGGTAGTATGTACAACAGTGGAATCACTAATCCGACAACATCTTATCATGCATTTTATCGTGAATCGTTTAATGGTACTGGGCCAGTTATTGAATTTAATGAGTCTAATGGTCAGCGCAACCGGAAAGCGCTTAACCAAGCATTGCAAGCAAGTGACCTTAGAGTGGGTAAATATACTTTCTCCGCAGACATTTTTGCTACTGGCATTGGTACTAAAATTCAGTTTGGTATTTACTACTACAATAAGGCTGGCCAGCGAGATTTCCATTCTGGGAAAACGACAATCAATATATCTATGACTAACAAGTGGCACAGAGTATCTGGTAATCTAAAATTAAATGATGATATTGATTTTACAAAAGAAATAATGTTTTTTATCTATGCCTTTGAGTTTACTACAAACTCCATCCTATATTTGGCCAAGCCACAACTAGAGGAAGGGATGGTTGCGACAACGTTTGGCGAAGCGCAGGCGGATGTTGAAAAACGTATCGACGCCAAAGCGGACCAAGCATTGACCCAAGAGCAACTCAATGCTCTCAATGAAAAGAATGGTCTTATGCAAGCAGAGTTAGAAGCTAAGACTAGTCTTGCAACAGTTACACAGTGGTTTGATGCTTACCAAAACTTTGTCAAAGCTAATGAAGCTGACAAAGCTCAAGCTGAACAGGATCTGGTTGTTGCAACTCAGAGAATACTCGCTGTTGAGAATAATCTTTCCAATATGTCTGAACGTTGGAACTTCATTGATACGTACATGAGTGTTCAAAATGAGGGTTTAGTTGTTGGTAAAAATGATGGAAGCTCGTCAGCTATATTTTCCGATGATAGAATATCATTCATTTCTGCAGGTAAAGAAGTGGCTTATTTCTCTGCAGGAGCTTTGCAGGTTGACAATGGAGTGTTCACTACGACTATTCAAATTGGTCGATTTAGAGAAGAACAGTACCATAACAATCCAGACATCAATGTTAAACGATACGTAGGAGGATAGGATGGCTAGATATTCTAACACAAGCAACAGCTTACATTTGAATGTGTATATTGACCAAGCTAAGCAGAGCATTCCGTCTAATAGCTCAACGGTTAACTGGCGTGTAACGGTCTCTAGAACTGGCAATTACTACACATATAACCAATCAGGCGACTCAACACTTGTTGTAACAATAGATGGAGTGCAAGTTCATTCTTCGAATCCGCGCTGGGCTACAAGTGGAGAAGAAGTACAGTTAGCCAGTGGCAGTCGTACAATTAGTCACAATGCCGATGGCTCGAAAAAGGTTTCTATTTCAGCCGATTTCAATCCGAATAACGGCATACACGGAAGAATAATTACTAGCGGAATTTTGGGACTGACAACAATCCCACGTTCCAGCTCTGTAAGCGTCGGTTCTGGTGTTATTGGTAGTGCACTTACTATCAACATCAACCGTCAAAGCTCCAGTTTTAAACATACTGTTAGATATGCGTGGGGCAATAAACAAGGAACAATCGCAACCAATGTAGATACGTCTACAACTTGGACTATCCCACTTGATTTTGCGAATGATATTCCAAACGCGACAAGTGGCACAGGGACAATCTTTGTTGATACATACTCTGGTAGTACCAAGACAGGAACACAGTCAACTACCTTCACAGCAAGCGTTCCAGATAGTATCAAGCCCAGTTTGACTGGTTTCACACTGATAGACGGAAATACTGCCGCTAGGACGCTGATTCCAGGAGAACAACAGTTTGTACAAATCGTTTCGAATATCGCTGTACATTTCGGACAAGCTACAGGTGCATACGGCTCGACAATCACAAGCTATCACGCAGAGATAGTCGGCAAGAACCAGTCTACTAGTCAAAATGGTGGTAGCTTAGGAATTATGAACTATCATGGTCAGGTTACTATACGAGCAAGGGTGACAGACAGTCGTGGGCGAACGAGCAACACGATAGAGCGAACTGTGACAGTATTGGAATATTTTGCACCAGCTTTCAACTATAGCGTGGAACGTTCAGGAGCGACATCGAGTACATTCTCTATTCTCAGAAACGCTCGTATAGCTCCGCTGACAGTAGGTGGTAGCCAGCGAAACACAATGACTTTAACTTTTCGTGTAGCTCCAGCAGATAGCAATAATTACACGACAGACAACGGTCCGGCATCTGGTACTTTTACGACCTTGGCGAGCCTGACAAATTCACTGGCCAATCTATCAGGTACTTATTCTTCTGATAAGTCGTGGGATGTCATAGGAATACTTGAAGACAAGTTCACTCGTTCGGAGTTTAAAATCAAAGTTTCGACCGAAGCGGTAGTATTCAGCTACGAGAAGGGCAACCGCTTTGCGGTTGGTAAAATCGTAGATACTAACCTACCCAAGGGGTCTATAGAGTCAACTGGTGGATATTATCTGAATGGTAAGCCAATCCAGCAACATCAATTGACAAATGTCGAAGGTAATACTATTTACGCTTACAATACGGATGTCAATACTCATGTTAACAATGGTACACGCTGGATAAATCCAGGCTGTGCAAACAGTCCTTTTCCTTCGCAATATGGCTGGATCGAAACGTGTAGAGCTACAACCGATATATTTCAGATTGCAAAATCTTGGTATGGCGGGTGGAAAGTGTACAGGCGGCATGCAATAGGTTATAGAGCGTCAGATGGTTCGGCTAATTGGAACGAATGGGTCGAGATAACTCCCCAAACCAACCATCCAATGCTGCAAGAGAAACCACTAAAGACATTGACGATGGGATTTCCGTATAGCATGAAAGCCAATCTTGTTCGTAAGGGGGATGTAGTAACAATCAGTCTCATTCGGAATATATATTCCGTGGATTCTTTCGAACATGCAGTCATGCAGGAAAAGATACCAGCTGGATATAGACCTGTTGTCGATGTTCATATGACTGTAAATACAAATGTGTCTCAGTTCACCAAAAGTCCAAATATCTTGCATTTCGCACCAGACGGAACCATTAGGATGACGAGCAATACGGTCGGTAGACATGTAATGACTGGCACGATTACATACATCACTAATGACCCATATCCAAGTTAGAAAGGAATAGTTATGAGGTTAAAATTTGGAAACAAATCGTTGGAATATACGCAAGGGGAACATCCGAAAACTAGAGTATTACTTATCAATGATGAAGGAGCTATGTATCCCATCTATTTTGATAAGGAAGCTATTGATAAGTCGGATGCAGAACTGTTTGAGTTAGCACTCGAAAAAATCTATCAGGATAATTTCCCAAACAGAGCAGAAGATGAAAAATTCAATGAAATTGGTAAACGTCTTGCTAAGATTGATGATATTACCGAAGAAGCTACGACAAATCTAGAAAAAGTAAAAGAACAAGTAACAATGTCCGTATCATCCCGTGCGGCATTCTTACAAATCGTTATGACCTTGTACGGGAAGGGACTGCTTACAGATGAAGATTTACTGCAAACTGGTCTTTTTGATGATGAAAATGACGAAGAGACCTTGGAAACTATTTAAAAATAAAGATTGGAGACTTGACATGATGATCAAACTTTACGCAATGGAAATTTTCGAAGGACGTATCAAATTTAAGGAATTGGTATTCTCGGATCTTATCAAAAACAAAATTAAAGCTCAACTTGCACGAATGGTTGAGGACGAAGAACTTTTGGCCGAACTACTTGGAGAGGGGTAATCTATGCATATCAGACCAGAACATGTATATGCGTTAGTTGGGTTTATATCTACGGTAGTTGGATTGTGGACTAATTTCTCAGTCAAGATGACAAAACAAGAGAATCGCATTACTGTGTTGGAGAAGGATATCGAAAACCTCAAAGAATTCAAGGAAAGTGCTAATCGTCGACTGGATAGTCACGATGAACAAAACAAGGCAATCTTGGTTCTTGCCGAACAGGTTAAAAGTATGGGTGAAGATATCCGAGAGCTAAAACGTGTCATTATGAAAGAAGGGTAATAAATATGAAAATTAACTGGGGCGTACGTTTACGCAATAAAACTTTTTGGTGGACACTAGTACCGTTATTGGTACTTTTGTCTCAACAACTGGGCTTTAATTGGGTCCCTGAAAATTGGGAATCAACCTTTACGACGATTATGTCTATCTTGACTGTTGTGGGTATCATCAATGACCCGACAACTGCAGGAGTATCAGATAGCAAGCAGGCTCTTGACTATTACGAGCCAAAGGCAGACAAACGATGAGGATATTAAAGACAACATTTTGTGTGTTGGCGCTGATTATTTTGGCGCCAATTGCATTTCTACTTGTACCAATTTTGGAGGTATTAGATGACAATCAATCTTGAAACATCCATTCGTTGGATGAGCGACCGTGTCGGCAAGGTCACTTACTCAATGGACTATCGTAACGGTCCAAATAGTTATGACTGCTCTAGTGCTGTATATTATGCGCTAATGGCGGGTGGTGCAATTTCTGCAGGCTGGGCGGTCAACACTGAGTATATGCATGACTGGTTGATACGTAACGGATATGTTTTGGTTGCTGAAAATAAACCATTTAACGCTCAAAGACATGATATTTTTATTTGGGGTAAACGTGGTTATTCCAGCGGTGAAGGTGGACACACTGGGATATTTGTAGATAATGTTAACATTATCCATTGTAACTTTAAGCGCAATGGTATTACTATTGATGATTACAATAAAGTATCCCGTGGTATGTATTACTATCTATACCGTCCGGCAAATCAGCCCAGCATCAGCAACAAATCACTGGATCAGCTCGTTAAGGAGACTTTGGCTGGGGTACATGGGAACGGAGATGCCCGCAAAGCAAGTTTGGGCAATCAATATGAACCTGTCATGGCAGTTATTAATGGCAAGGCTACGGCAAGCAAGAAGACTGATGAGGAGCTTGCTAGGGAGGTCTTAGCAGGTAAACATGGGGCTGGAGAGGACCGAAAACGGTCACTAGGGCCACGCTATGAGCCTGTTCAAGCCATAGTCAATAAATTACTCAAAGCTAAGGAAAAACCGTCTGAGACGGTCAAAAATGAACCACAGACGGCTCAATTTAAAGAGGACGGTGACCTGTCTTTCAATGGCGCTGTTCTGAAAAAAGATGTGTTGGACAAGATTCTGGCCAATTGTAGAAAACATGACATCTTACCTAGCTATGCTATCACAGTCCTACACTTTGAAGGTCTTTGGGGAACTTCAGCCGTAGGCAAGGCTGACAACAACTGGGGCGGGATGACCTGGACAGGTCAAGGCAACCGTCCAAGCGGTGTTACAGTCACACAGGGTTCAGCACGTCCATCAAACGAAGGTGGTCACTATATGCATTATGCCTCTGTAGATGATTTTCTTACAGATTGGTTCTACCTGCTACGTTCAGGAGGTAGCTACAAGGTTTCAGGAGCCAAAACCTTTAGCGAGGCTATCAAAGGCATGTTTAAGACAGGCGGTGCAGTCTATGACTACGCTGCTACAGGCTATGATAATTACCTGGTAGGTATGTCAAGCCGTCTGAAAGCTATTGAGTCGGAAAACGGGTCGCTTGCTAAGTACGACCAACAGGCCGTCACAGATGTCGGTCAGTCTGACAAAATTGAAGTAGCGATAGAAGGTATTGAAGTCACAATCAACGGCACACGCTATAAACTTACAAAAGAGCCTATTTGATTTCAGCCCAGCGTTTGCTGGGTTTTTTGTTTGCGAAGATTTTTCTTGACAAGTTATG